CGGTCGAAGGGGAGGGGTGGGGCTTAAGTTGACGGCATTGCCTGAGCTGCGGTATGAACGTAAAGCGAGCCTGCAAGCTTGCGGTACGATTTGCCGTCGGGAGCAATCAGACGGAAATGCATATCGTAAGTGTCTTCGCCCAATTTGACCGTATCTGAGCTTTCCAGTCGGACGGTAAATCCACCTTTGACCGGATCGCATTCCTTGCAGACAACGCAGGTTTCGGGAGCGTTGGATCTTGCAAGAATAAGCTGCATCCGGCATCCCGAAAGATCATTGTCCGTGTCGACGGATATTGTAAAATCCGGCAGCGTGTCTCCGGATAAACACTCCATATCCGGCAGTTTATCGTAAAAAATCATGATGCACCTCCTGATTTCATGTAAAGATCGTCTATTCGTGCATGGAGCAGATCGATCTGGTCACGGAGCGAATAGATCACGCCGTCGCTGCGCTTGAATCTGACATCATCGAATTGTACGATTTTATTGCTGTCCTCAAGAGCCGAAATGCGTCCCCGAAAGTTTTCAATGAAATTACGAAGCGAGTAATATCCTTCGCTGTCCTCGATTTTGAAATGAATGTCGTTTCCGTAAACCTCCTGACCGTATATGCTTCCATTTGCAGATATATTTCCGTTTTCAGCTCCTATCCAGAGCGTTGTTTCACCGTTGCGGCTTAGCCATACGCCTCCGGCTTGCGCCTTTAATTCGTAACCGACTGCGCTGTTGATAAGGCAAAATTCAAGCGGAGACAGCTTGTGAGTCCACTCACGGCAGTTCAGACTGATGATGTCATACGTTTCCGACGAAGAAGATATATTTATGCTTCCTCCGGTTATGTCAATAGCCGAAGCTTTTACTTTTCCGTCTGTAGAAACGTGGAAAGTCCCATCGCCGTTGACTATCTCCAGACCGCGAAGAACTCCCGCTGTGATGAAGTCTGCGACGATAGCTCCGTCCATGGTCATGGCAGTACCGTATTCGCCGTTATAGCCTGTATTTGAGTAGCCGAAGCCTCCCGAATTCCACCGCCAGACCTTAGTCGCCGTCGCCTTATCGGGAGTGTCCATAACAAGAATTTCATTTGGATTCACAACCACATATCCGTTGATTCCTGCATTGATAAGAGCTGTTGCGGTCGCCCTTGCAGAAGCAAGAATGTCAAGCTTCTGCTGCGGAAGCTCATACTCGATCAGATTTGCGGTACGGACGGAAATATCCGTAATTCGTTCGGCTCTGTCGCCGATCTCCACTACCGGAGAATACGGCTTGTAAATATCGACAGTACGCTTCATAATGCGAAGCTCCTCATCGAGTCCCATAAAGCTGTTTACAAACCGATACGTATTGCCGCAGCGGATATTCTCATGCTCCTTATCGATGACCGAAAGATCGAGAACCTGCGCTTCGTAAGCCTTTTTGATGCGGTTGTTGTTCTTCAGGTATTCCCTTCCGGCTTTCAGAAGATTTTCCGGCAGAGTGATGTTGTCGAACTCGGCAGTCCCGACTATAACGCCGAATTTTTCGATCGCCTCTTCATCGTCAATGAACATTTTCCCGTCGTTAACGCTCGAAATATCGAGACGCTCCGCCGTTTCTCCGTTGTTAAGCTGACAGCCGAGAGGAATCAGCCTCGTTATGATATTCGTGCTGTCTGTATCGACTTCGAGAGACTTCATGTTTTTGGCAAGCTCGATTCTCGTAGAAGATTTCACACCGCACTGTGTGAGAAAATCGAGCACAAGCTTTCCCTCAACTCTTCTCACCCTCACTTCTCCGCCGACACGCTCGATGAGATTTATGCGTATTTCCTCAAGAGTGTTGCGGTAAGCCGTGGTTTTGCTGTTTGTGTTGTCGCCGCTGAAATCGCACAAACCGAGATATATCCGTTTTTCTTCCGGAACAATGGCGTTGTGACGTTCGAGAACGGCTCTGAGGAATTCAACGATAGTGTAATTTTCATAGTGACGATACGGCTGGACGCTGTCGCACAAATAACCGAGAAATCCCTCGCAGACGGCGGATTTTTCAAGCCTTCCGCCGGAGCTCATACTGCCGCTGTGAGTGAGAAGAACGCCCTCAAATTCGGTTTCTCCGGTGAGCGTGTTCAGGATAGTCACAACGTCTTTTCTGTCGTTCAGTTCGTCAGTATAGCACGGATTCGATATTGGAATCGTGAAGTTAAACGAGGGTATCTGATTGACCTCCTCGCAGAATTTTCCGGATGAAAGGCGATTGCGGCTGAGCGTGTCAGGCTCGTGGAGAACCTTTTCGGACGTGCCGTTTGAAATTGTAATTTTGTACATCAGATCACTCCCTCGTTTTTGTTCATAGCGTCGTTGAGGTATTCCGCCCATCCCTTCGGATTGTTCTCGTATTTTCCGGACAGCGTTGCCGTGTAAAATCCTAAAACAAGCGTGGAATCGGATGCGGTTATTTTCCCGTCCATATCGGCATCAGCCGCCTGCATCTGAGCTTGCGTAAGTCCGGTATCTTCGCCCGAAAGAAGCTTTGTATACGCATTCAGAATGAGTGAAGAATCGCTTGCGTCGACAACTCCGTCGCCGTTAACGTCAGGGAAATTGACCGTATCGGCAGTGTATTTTTTATTGCTGTTCGGCTTGATATGCGGGCTTGCCTTAAACACCACCGAAAACGTGTATATTCCGTGATTTTCCTCCCAGCCTACGGTCGGTTCACGAACCTCGTAATGATAATCAGGAAGCAGATCGTCGTACAATTCTTTCCGACCGCTCCAGTGAAGCCATTCGAGAATATTCACTATCTTCTCCTGCGCTCTTCTTTTATGAAAACAGAGCAGCTCAAATTTGTAGGAAAGAGTGCGTTCGCCATAGCTCTGCCGTCCGCAGACCGAGCCGAAATCATACGTCACGCTGCTGAACGGAACTCGCTCTGTGTAATCGTCTTTGGGAGCTGCGCTTACAGAACGTTTCAGAATCCGCAGTCCGTGACGGTAATAGGAGTGGACTCCGTTTACCGTTATGCCCTCAATTTTCATTACGCAAGACCTCTCTTTCTGAGCTGAATTTTTTGCCCCTGCTGCTTGTCTATTTTGTCAAGAGCAAAATCGGCGACCATCTCCTCGCTGATGAAAATCTGGATATTTCCGGACGGCTCATCTGACGTTCCGGGACTGCCGCTGTTGTTGTTCACGGTGCTATAGCTGTACTGATTATTGATTATTTCGGAAGTCGGACTTGGCTGAACGATACCGCTCATTCCCGTGCCTTGCAGCTCTAAGGAACATACAGCGGCAGGGTCGATATCCGGAGCAAACTTAATGGACGTAAACGCCTTAACCGCTTCTTTCCCGACATCGGGAAGTTCGTCTGCAAAGCCTTCGCCGACTCCCTGAGCAAGATATTTTCCGACGCTGTCACGCATTACCGTGGACGGCGAATGAATGCCGAAAGCGCCTTTAAATCCGTCGACTATATCATCGCAAAAGCCGGATATTTTATCCTTTACCCACTCCCACGAGCTTTTAATGCCTTCCCATAAGCCCTCGACGAGCTGCTTTCCTGCCTGCCATAATTTGTCCGGAAGCGAGGAAATGCCGTCCACAACGGTATCTACAAGGTCTTTCGCAGCTTCTCTTCCTTTTTCAATGAGATCTTCGCCCCACTTGGCTACCTCCTCAACCGCATTGTCAAGAAAATCGGCAATGTTTCCGGGAAGCTCCTTGAAAAAGTCCGCTATAGCGTCAATGAAATCCGAGGCGGCTTCTCCGGCATTGTCAACCAGTCCGGAGAACCATTCCGATATATCGTCCGCAATCTTTTCTGCCCACTCGCAGACATTGTCCTTGATATCGCCGAACCATGCGCTGACATCGTCGGCAATTTCGCCGAAAAAGTCCTGAACATAGGTTATCCACTCATTGAACAAGGATAGCTGATAGGTCACCAGAGCTGCAAAAACTGCGGCAAGAGCTGCGATAAAATCGGGGATATGCTCGATGATGCAGCCTGCAAGGGTTGTGATCACCGTAACAACAACGCTTGCGATCTCGTCAGCATTTTCGCCGATATATTCGGCTATCGCAAGCATGATCTCTATAACCGCTTCGATAAGCGGCTCGATGTTTTCCGTAAGCGACTCCGCAAGGGTTTCAAGAACGTCCAGAGCGGCGTCAAGAATAACGTCCACGTTGTCCGCAAGAGACGACAAAAGAGCCGATACGATCTCCAGTGCAGCTTCGATAAATGCAGGCAGATTTGCCGATATTCCGTCAAGAATCTGACCTATTCCCTCGATTGCCGCTTTTGAGAGCTGCGGAGCGGATTTCGCCATTCCCTGCGTGAGAGAGGTTATTATTTCAGCTCCGGCAACGAGAAGCTCCGGGAGAATTTCTATCGTGCTGCCAAGAAGAGTCAGCATTATCTGCGAAGCCGACTGCGATATACTGTCGATGTTGGAAACAAGTCCGTTTATGAGGCTTTCAACAACAGCCGCTCCCATTCCCATAACCGAAGGAAGATACTCCGACAGCTTTGTTATCGCCCGACCGAGAACGTCCCCCAGACCTTCGGCAAGACCTTCAAAACCGCCCTCTTTGAAAGCGTCGGTCAGCTGAGAAATGTAGTCGCTGCCAAGCTGCGCAAGCTCCCTGAGAGGTTCATTCAGATCATCGTATATCGCAATTCCGAAGGCTTCCGTTTTGGAACTGAGCGATTTAAGGTCGCCTTCGAGAGTGTCATTCATGGTGTCAGCCATAGCCGACATAGCTCCGTCACATTCGCCGAGAGCGTCGGTCAGGGCGTCAAATTCATCGCCGCAGCCTGCAAGCATCGCCTGTGCGGATTTGAGATCGACCTTGTTGAAAATATCGCTCAGAACCTGCGTTTTTTCGCCCTCGCTCATTCCGGCAAGAGCCGTATCGAGGTCTTTGAAGATCTCGTTCATGGGACGCATATTGCCTGAAGCGTCAAACACCTCTAAGCCGAGATTTGCCATTGCTTCCGCCGCCTTATCGGTCGGAGCGGAAAGCGAAAGTATCAAATTTCGCAAAGCAGTTCCGCCCTCTGCGCCCTTGATTCCACGATTGGCAAGGACGCCGAGAGCTGCATTAAGCTCCGTTGTACCTCCGGCAAGAGACTTTGCCGTGCCGCCTACAGTGAGAACAGCTTCTCCGAGCTGTGCAACGCTTGTATTGGCTTTGCTTGCGGTTTTCGCCATTTCATCGCCAAAACGGGTAAGATTATCGCTTGTTGCTTCGATCCCCAGAGCCGCCATTGCATCGGTAGCAAGATCGGAAGCGTAGGCAAGGTCAAGACCTCCTGCTGCTGCCAGATCGAGGACTGCCGGAAGAGCGTCCGCAGCCTTTGCCGCATCGTATCCTGCAAGAGCAAGATAATTCAGAGCGTCGGCGGCTTCCGAAGCGGAAAAGGTCGTGGATTCACCAGCCGCCGCAGCCGCTTCTTTCAGCAGATCGTAGCTGTTTACGCCGTCCACGATCGTATCCTTTGTTATTCCCATGGTAGCAATGACCTGCGCCATGCTGCTTTCAAAATCCTTGCCCACGCCGACAGCGTATCCGCCGAGAGCCGAGACAGCTCCTGCCGCAGCAGTAACGGCGGATGTAACGGCTGCCATTCCCTTTGAAGCGAGACTGCCGAGGCTATCCAGACCAAGCTTGAAACCCGTTTTGTCTATCGCCGTATCAAATTTTAAAGTGCCGTCAAAAGCCACACAAATCCCTCCTTACAGGCTGTGCGGCTCATAGGCTCAATGCACTTGATTTCCGTTTTTTATTTTTACTTCAAATTCTTTTTTGCACCCTCTGGTGCATTTCAAAAAAACACCGCTGCATTCGGCGGTGTTGTCGTACAGAATAGTTTTTGCTCCGCAGTACGGACAGCGAAGCCATTTTCTTTTTAAAGCAGGTTTTGGTATTTCAAGCATTGCATCACCCCTCAAAAATTGCAGCCATATCGTCCTCGTCCATTTCAAAGGGCAAAGCGATCTGCCGCTGGATTCTTGCGATTTGTTTTCGTCTTGCTTCATCCTTTATCTGCGAAAGATCGGCGGAACGATAATCTATACGTTTTCTGCACTGTGAATCGTCAGGCAGCGCATTGAAAAGACAGCGGAATTCCCACCAGTGCATATATTCCACGGAAAGCAAATTGATTCCGTAATACCTCCGGAAATCACCGAGAATAAAGGCGGCGTCATACTTCCAGTCAAATACCGGAGGACGCTTCGGCTGTTCGTTTTCTTCCAATTCTTCATCTTCGACGTATTCGGGAGGATCAGGTTTAAGTTTGTCCGCACGATAAAATCCGAAAACAGCGTTCACAAGTTCGGAAGTGACTTTTTCCGGAGCTTCAAGCAGCCAGTCTGTCATCAAATAAAGCTTTTCCTCTTTGGTAAGCTCCTGATCGGCAAGCATATCGGCAAAACGAAACCACTCCCGGAAGTCCGTGATTATCGGATAAGTAATTCCGTCCGCTTCGATCTCTTCCGGAAACGGCTTGTAAAGTGCGTTTATCATTTCTTTTTGCTTCGCCTCTGCTGACGATTCGGTCTGTATTCCGATATCCTTTCCGCTCTTTTTTTTGCCGCAGCAGTTTTCTGCGCTGCAACAAATCTGAGAAAATTAAAATAAATTTCATCGTATTTATCCGTATTATCAGGAATATCTTTGAAAATCTTCTCTGACGTTCCCTCGCCAAAGACACGGTCGTAAAGATTACGGAAAAGGCGGCAGTAAGCTCTTATTCTTGTTGAAAGCTTACCGTCTTTCGGAACTTGCTTTTCTTCCTCTGACATTTTATCAAAAGCATTTTCAAGACGCTCTACGCAGTCTGCATTCTCAAGGTCAAGCTCAAGGCTCAGACCGTTGATCTCCCATATTTTCAGGCTCATATTGGTTCATCTCCTTATTATCTGATTCTTCTTTTTCGGAGCTGACGGCATTCACCTCAGCTCCGGACTTCTAACCGGAAGTTTCCGGTGTAAATGTTATAGTCTGCCAGTTATCATCGCTTGTCGCCGTTCCGTGAACCTTTTCACCCTTGCATTTAAACGTGCCGGAGTATGTATAGACGTTTATGTTATCGCCCTCTGTTGACGGAATAACGGCATAAGCACGCTTTATTGCCGTTCCCTCGTCAATGTCCACGGTCACGATATTGCGTACCGCATCATCGGCGATAAGTTCGTTGTCTGTGATATTTACAATATCCTTCTGGACTTCGCAGTTCCTGTGCAGATCGAAAGCGTATGAAATGGACGGCGAATAGCCTGTGATGTCCGTTTCCTGAAAAGGCTCGTCAACGTACTGACGGCTGTATTCGATCGGATTTTTGCTCTGGGAAAGCTGTGTGAATTTCGGCATTCTCAGAAATTTTTCCGCGCCGTCACTGCCGATAACTCCGTAAAAAGCGACCTTTTTGTGACGCGCGACGATTGATTTTTTTGCTGCATCTGCCATTTTTATTCCTCCTCGTAAAGCAGCCGAAGCTGTATCTGATATCTTGCCGTGTTGCTTCCGGCATCAAAAGCGTAGCCTCCGGTGACAACCTCTAAACTTACGGGAATTCTTCCGTCAAGATCAGGAAGCTCACCGTCCGTTATCCAGTCGGCGAAACGCTCGTAAAACGCAAGATTTTCGATATTCTGATTAACCGTCTGACCGTAATATTCACGGCTTGCGAAAATAAAAAGAAACTGCTTCATGCAGCTTCCGTCTGTGTATTTCTGATAAACAGGATTGCAGGGGACAGGCTCGACGACATATTTCACAGGCTCGTCCCCAAGACAATCAACCATAAGGCAGCCGTCTTTCAGCTCCGGAAATGACATTATGTGATCCCGTATGCACTCGATTATCGGTTTCATGTGAATTTCTCCTTTACTCCTTTTTCAATCTCGTCAAGGTGATCGGCTTTCATGCGTTCAAACCATAATTTTCCTCTCAGTCCTTTTACACCATGAGCAGCGTTTAATCCGTCCGTTCCTCTTCCGGCATTGTTGTAGTACTGGTCACGAGCATATGGAGCGATATATTCTACAATTCCTGAACCGATAACAGTTCCCAAAGTTCCGCTTTCCTTTAGCTTTCCGTTGCGATACGGTACATATGGTTCTGAAAGCCTCAGAACTTCGCTGTCAATAAATTTTTGAGCGTTCTCGAAGTTTGATTCCGACTTCTTTTTGAAATTCGGATCAAAGGTAAGCCCTGTAAATCGTATCATTCTGCATTCACCTCGATATGCTGGACAAAAGGCGAACCGTGGCGGTAATCCTTGACCGACATGACCGTCATAGCAGTAACCGGAGGCTGTTCATCGTTGATCATTTCACCGACGATAAGGTCGCCGGGCTTCGGGACGTAGCTCAGGGAAGCTTCCGGAATTGAAAGAAAAATACCTTTGTCCGGCTTTCTGTCAGAGCCGTTTTCCTGACCGGAGGAAGCTTCCAGCCATACCGCTCCTGTCGTATGCCTTATGTATGTCGGCGCACGGTTCTGCACTGTTTTTTCGTAAATCGTGACGCCTTTTCTGTTGGTGATCATTTAACTCACTCCTCTGTAAAGCAATCCGGTATTGCCAAGATACATGGCGATAATACGGCTTTTTTCGGCATTGTGCAGATTTTCGTTCTTTGCCGAATAAGTAACGGAATAGCTGCCGTTTTTTTCGGAAGCTATATCTGCTCTCTGATCGAAGCTGTATTCCGCTTCCGCAAGAGCGCAGCAGCAGCTCTTTATTTTAAGAGCCGCTGCCGCTTCATTTTTCATATATTCGTCTGTGATCCTGTCAAAGGTCTGCCAATTGATATATTCCGAAGCTCTTGCCGAATGGTAATCAAATTCAGTCTCCGGTATCAGACTGCCGTGAAACTGTTTCCTGTAATAGCTGTAGTCGGCGTACATCATGGAGATTCGCTGCCGGACGCAGCTTCGACGATCATCTGTATGCCCTTGTACTTTTTGTTGAGAATGAACACGTCCTCGAAGCTCTCCTCGTAATAGACGTATTTGCCCTGAGACATAGCCGAGGGCGGCTGGAGTTCTGCAAATTCATACGAAACCAGCGGAAGAACGCAGGACGGATGAACGAGGAACATCTTGATCTGGAGCGCATCTTCTGCGACTGCCCAGCCTTTGGTAAAGCTGTACTTGGTTTTCATCAGCTTTGTCGGGACGGATATTATCTCGACCTCGTCAATACGTGAAATGGTTCTGTCGATATTCTTTGTGCCTGTCGTTCTGCGGAGTGCAAGCTCCGTTGCGTTGTCGATAAGCTTTTTGGTGTAAGTATCAACATAGAGCTTTCTGCCCTGAAGCGGAACGAGAGCTTCGTCCATTTCAGCCATCATTTCATCGAACTTCGCCAGCACGTTATCCTTTGTAAGGGAATCCTTGGCGATTGGAACAAAGGCTTCCTGCGCATTTCTGAGAGCATACAGCTGAGAAACGAGGTAAGCGTCCATTTCGGGGAATTTCTGCGTTTCGTTCATGGTCTTTGTGAGATTCTGGATAGAAGCGACCTGATTTGTTTCGTCGATATCTTTAGGGTGAGCGAGAGTCTGCCACATACGGTGATGTGAAAGCGTTTTCGTCTCCCAGTCGTTGTCGAAATTGCGTGTGAACTCTGCAATCGATTCTCTGCTGCCGTCAGTTCTTCCGCCTGTGGAAAGATTGGGTATCTTTATCGTTTTAGCGTCCACTGCCTTGTATTTCGACGAGTTTTCCGTACTCCAGAGCGCACCGAAATTAAGCACATAAGGATATGCGTTAGCCAGAGCGGAAGAGTACTGTTCTGCATAATTAACAGCCATAATATTTTACCTCCTGTTACTTCGTGCGAGGACGAACGCCCTCAAAATTAAAGCTGAAACCGCTGCCGCCGAGAGGAACGCCCTTTGTGTTGCCGCCCATATCGACCTGCGGTTTGTCTGTGACGAATGCGTCCGGATGAGCTTCCTTGAATGCGTTGATAACATCGTCGCCGCCGATCAGCTTGTCGCCGTCAAATTTAAGCTCCTTTTCAATGAGCGCATTTGTGAGATAATTCTCATAAATATCGTCCTTGAGCTTAAGCCCCTTGACCAGACCGCTGACCTTAGTTCTGTGCTCAAAAGCAGCTCTTTCAGATTCGGACTGCTTGTACTTTTTCTCCCAGTCCTCGGCGGATTTTTTGATAGCGTCAACGTCCATGCCCTTGAAGCTTTCAATCTGGGTATTGGCTTCGGAAAGCTGAGTTTTCAGCGTTTCCGCTGCGTCCTTTTCCGCCTTGATATCGTTTCCGTATTCGGCGACGATCTTGTTTACCGTCTCCTCATCGGTGACGCCAAGGCTTTCAAGAAATTTCTTGTCGATCATGTTTTTTTGACCTCCTGTTTTGATTTTGGGTATAAAAATAAGACGTGTTACCGTCTTGATTTTCCATGTTGTTTAAATTTCATTAACGATTACCGTACCGCCTTTAAAATAGATCGTATGCCGCTTGTTGTTTTCATCGTCAAAAAGAATCCTTTCTGACGAATAGTCTATATCGCATTTGCCCTCAAACCGCCATATCTCTTCTCCTGTTGAAGAAAATACGATAACTTCACGTTTCAGACCGTTTCCCCATTCTGATTCCTGATCTTTCTTGAAACGATCCCAGCTCGCACAGCTTGTCAGTATAGCAATCGCCAGAACGGACGTCAAAGCAATTGCGGCAATCTTTAATTTCTTCATAATATCTGCCTCTTTCCTTAAATTTAAATATAATAAAAACGCCCTTTATAGAGCGTTTTATCAGTCTAAAAATTCAATTTTTTTTATATCGTCCTCGATAAGAACATATCCTATTCCCTCGTCCGTATCAAAAATAACGCCGTCAACATCTTCACCATCGGCATTAGTTCCGAGACTTGCAGGACCGCTTCTACCTGTAAGGACGTCTCCGTCTGTACAAGTAATCCTCATACGACCTTTATAAAACTCTATTTTGTCAATGTTACGCTGCCAAACCTTTTTATAATCATAATCCATATTTAAATCACTCCATCCATCGTTGGAAATACATGAGTTCCGGCGTCACAGTATTTGATCTGCAAAGTGTGTGTTGATATATACTTCTGTGTTTTTTTATCGAATGTTCTTCCAATCGGATTAGGAAACACAATATACTCATTAGCTGTTTTGCCGTCTTTACTAAATCTGATAATTCCTGTTCCACCATACTTATCAACAAGGCTCTGAGGATCTAATTTTGGATCAAGTATTGACTTTGGCGTTTGTTTTCCATTTGATTTAACAGCCTGCTTGACCTGATTCTTCCACGGCTTGCCGGAAACATGATTCCGTTGTTTTGGAAGTTCGATTTTAGTGTTGAATCTGCCAAGTTTAAGTGCTTTCCTGAATTCTGTTTCCTTATCTGTAATTGTACCATCACTGAGGAATTTTGTCAAGCTTATCGGAGATTTTTTCTCCGCCCAAACAGCCTTTTGCGCAGTACTCCTGCCGAAACCGAGAACCTGAGTTCTTGCGTTATCGGGAAGCTGACCTGTCTTGTCGAGGAAGTCACTGAGCTGACGTTTCTTGTTTTTCAGCTTTACGGAAACGGCTGTGAAATCGTCCGAGAACTGCTGCCTTAGAATGTCATCCGGAGCGTTGTTCCGGGCGGAATCGTAAGCGACAGCCTCACGCTTCAGGCTGCGGATGTCACGCTCAAATTTACGCTGGATCTGCGATATCTCGTACTCCGTGTACTTTTTGCCGTTGTACTCGATATTCTTGGCGTTCATTTCCCGGAGATGTTCGTCGGTATAATTTCTGGAGCTTATCCCCTCGAAGAACGGATACCAGTCGTGACGGCAGTTCCAGCCGCCGAAGCCGTCTCCAGTGCTGTAGCCGATATCTTTCAGTGAGAGATACCCCTTGCGCCCGGACAGACTCACAAGCTGTCCCTGCCACTCTGCGTGAGAGGGGCGTGCATTGGAATGAGCCGTTATTTCCATGAGGTCGCAGCCCATATCCTGAGCGTTGATAAGCGAAATTTGACGGCACGTCTGCCCGATCCCTGTCATAACGCTTCGCCTTACCGCAACATCGAGCCTGTCACGATGCCCCGATGGATAAAGCACCCATGTTCCGTCCGAAGCGGCAGCCTTTACAGCGTTTCTGATCGCCGTGTTGTAATCGAACGCACCGCTTGAGATCTGCATATATGCGTTGTTGCAGGCGGTTATGTAGGCTTGCTGAGCCGTGTTTGCAGTGGTAAGCGTGAGGTTGCTCAGATCGCCGGAGCATTTCACATATCCGGCATTGAGCGTCTGCATTGCAGCAGGAGAAAGTCTGATAATACCCTCCAGTCCGGCAGCCCTGTAAACGACATTATCGTTTTTCACAGCCTCCACGCCTGCGTCCTCGAACAGCGTCCTGACGTGATTTTGTGTTGCATCGGTTCTGTTTGCGATCTCTGCAAGAATATCGTCATAGACCATGCCGGATTCCTGAAGCTGCTTTGCCTGCCATTTTGCAGTCTCGGTCATTTCGCCGTTTTTGACTATTCTCCGAACTATATCGCTGATTACAGCGTTATCGAGATCAGCGTAAAGCTTTATCAGATCGTCGGTAAGCTTGTCGTAATATTCCGGCGAAAGCATTACAGATCACCGCCGAACAGCGGAGAGTTATCCGGCATATACTCCTTTGCTTTATCCTCGGAACAGCCGAAATACCACGCAAGAAGCTTTTCCGCCTTAAGCTTTCCTGCCGATACGAGCTGGAGCCGTCTTGCAAATTCCTTGTCCCTGTCCTCCGTAACGCCGTCGCCCCACTCGAACACCGTCTCATATTCTCCGGACGGTGAAAGCTCGCATATATCCGCATAGGCGTCGAGGGCATATATGAGATGTTGGAGTGAATCTTCCAAAGCTTCCTGTATATTCTGGATGTGCGTAAGGGAACGCTGCTTGCTGCTCTTCACTTCTTCCGCTGTCTTTTCCACAGTCTGAGGGTCGGAAAGAACGCCATATGCAAGACCGCAGTTGAACTCGATACGCTGGAAAATTCTGTTAAGTCCGTTAAAAAGCGAGCTGTCACGGATTCCCGGAGCAAATTCCTTGAAAAGACCTTTGGAATCGGTATCCTGAAAAATCCTGTAAAGACGCTTGTTTCCGCTCGGTATATCGGCTTCTCCTTTCACTATGCGGAACATTCCCGATTCAGCCATAACGGCAAGCTCAGAGCCTTGAAACTCCCACATCGTCCGCTCCCATTGTTCGTCCGCCTGTCTGATCTGATTTATAGAACGTGAAAAACAGGAAATTCCCATTGCCGAATTCCTGTCGATATTGTTTGCTATCGGCAGTCTGAAATACGAGAAAAGCGGCTGTTTTACTTTGGTAAACGGTGTTCGCTCTTTGATCCCCGACCATTGCGGAACTTCCGAAAAGCTGCATTCTGTTCCCAGTGTATTGCTCATGTTTGACGAAAAAACTCTGTTTGTTATTTCGTATCTTGAATCGGGTTTCCACGAATGACATTCAAGGCGGGTATAGTATTTATTGCCGATAACCGCCTTTGAAAGGAAAACCGCTTCGGTTATGTTTCCCTCCAGATCGAAAGCGCACGGAATAAATCTGTCGTTTGCGATCGTATCGACATATATTCTGTCATTGACGATATACGGCTTGAAAACCATTCCTCCCACAGCACAGGCAACCTCCAGTTCCGGACGCAGTCCCTTCATGAAATTTGAATACTGCTCCTGAAGCCACTGAGAACGTGGATTTTCGCCGTTTGCTCCTTTAGCAGTTATCCAAGATTTTCCCTTGTAGAGGATGAGTCTTGAAAACTCGGAAGCGATCCCGGCTGGGAGTTCGAGGGATGTTACACGCTTCTCGATATCTCCCTGAAGCCACGGAGCTTTATTCTCATAAATTTCGCCCCATTCACGTATCTTGTTTATCATTTCGTCGCTTACCGCCACGTTATAGCCTGCCGCTCTGATCTCCGATATCGGAATCATTTCATCCACCTCCCATATTGCGTAAAATCGTGTTTTTCAGGACGGTATTGACAAGATATCTCGTATCGTCCATAGCGTGGTCGTTTTCCTTGATAACGCTGTCCGATGCGGCTTTTTCATCCCAGCAGTAAAGCTTTACCTCTTTCAGGAATCCTTTGCAGCTCTTATGCACACGGAATTTTCCGGCTTTTATCAGAGTAGAGGTACGTCTTATTCCGCTGAGAACGTCGTTGTTTGCTTTGCGGACGTTGAATCTTCCGTGACGGCGTATGCACTCGATAAAGCTTGCCGCCGATGGGTCGATAACAACAGCCTGAATATTGTCAATTCCGGCTGTTTCCGCAAGCTTTACAAGCTCGGCATAATGTTCCTCGTCGGTTCTGGAATGCTTTTCGCTGCGGCTGTCGTAGTAATACTCAGCAACACGAACAGCCACGTCATCGGTAACGCACCACAGTCCCATCGAGCAGGGATTGACCGTTCCGTAGTCCATGCTGATATACCACTCGCTCCAGTCGGGAGGAATAAAATTGTCAATGATGTATTCATCCTTCCAACAATCGTAAATGATACCCTCGGTAACGCACCATTTCCCATCAATGTAGCGTTCCTTGAAAACTCCGGTATACAGGCTTTCGTAACGCTTTTTGATTGCCGGACTAAGAGAATAATTGTCGTCCATGGTAAAGTGCAGATATGCCGCATTTTTTTCGTTCAGCTTCTGAATCCACTCCTTGTAGAACCAATGCTCCGGAGAATCGGGATTGCAGTTGAACCAGAATCTTGAACCCAAAATGGAACACCTTGCAAGAGCCTGTTCAACAAAGGATCTCGGCATGAGAGCGACCTCGTCAAACATAACTCCGGCGAGCGTCATGCCCTGAATCAGCATATATGAGCTTTCGTCCTTGCCGCCGAAAAAGTAGTAGCGGTTCGTCTTTCCGCCGATCGTCACATCAAAACAGCTTCTGCTTAATTTTACGCTGATCTTTGCAACGCCCTCAAGCCATTGCTGCATTGGAAGTATAACGTTTCTCAGAATAGAGCCTGCCGTTTTTCCGCATATTGCAAAGGTCTGACTGTTGAATTCCGAGCAGCTCCACAATATAAACCCTATTGTCATGGATAAGGATTTCCCGGAACGCACCGAGCCGTCGCAGATCAGAGCGTCGTGCTTGTTCGTTTCCGGAAGCTTCCACCAGAGCATCGATCTGACCTGTTTCGGGGAAAATTTTTCAAATATCATCCGCGCTCTCTCCGATCATTTCAAGTAGGTTTGTAAGCTGTACGTTGTCTGCTTCCGGAGCTTCGCCGGACATCGCAGCCTGAACGATTTTAGTCATTTCAGTCTCAGCTGAGATAAGCTCCGCATTTTCCTTGATGAACGTATAAAGCTCCAGATGACGCTTTCTGAATTCCTCAGCAAGCTTTCTGCGCTGCTTCGATTCGGGAGTGTTTAAATAGTCCTTGACAAACGATTTAAGGTCGGTAAAATCGGAGTTTTTCACAGCGTTTCTGCTGTCCTCGAACTTAGAAAGTCCGTCCGCAAGGGATTTCAGACTTTTCTTTTTTATGCTGCTCACTGCTTCACTTCCTTTCAGGTATAAAAATAAGGGCATAATTGCCCTTATTTGACGTTCTGATTTTAGGGGTATAATTTCACGTCCGGAATAATTTAAACGCTTGTACGCTTCATTAAACGCAATTTAAACGCATATTCTTCCGGGTATGCTCCGCCATTCGGAATTTTTTCTTTCAAATTCCGTTTCTGACGTATACACGCTCGCTCATCAGCCGGGACGAATCAACCGTTCTGATGGTGGACGAGCTGGTTTAAATTGAAATAACAGGGAGCATTATAGTATGCGGCTTACCCAGAATTGTTACTGCGATCTTCGCTCTTCTCTGTCTCAGATCGAGACGGACTATCTTGTCGGAATAATCTCGCAGGATTCCCGAAAGTATCATCTTTTCGCCGGAGTTGGTTGTGTACACCTTTGAAGCTTCGATTGGCTTGCCCTTGTTATGGAGCAGTCTGATGTATTCCTGTTCGTCCGATTCGAGAGCCTCAGGACTTCCAAAACCGAGGAATCTTACCACTCCCGGAACTGATTTTATCCGGTAGTAGGATTCGTCCGTAAGCTCGCACTCAACGAAAATATACTGCGTGAAAACAAGCTTCAACCGTCTGTGCCACTGCCCCCGGAGTCTGATATACATTTCCTCCGACGGACACATTGCCGTAAATCCTTTGTCATTGATAAGCTGTGCTGCCGATTCTTCGCATCCGGGTCTGACATGTAATACGTACACTTCCACTTTACTCACCGGCTTTCGTTTTGGATTTGATATACGCCTTAAATTCCTTAAACAGCTCCGGATTATCCTTTGCCATAGTTTCAAACAACAGGGACTGAAACTGTTCTGCTCCGTTTTCAAGAATGTCCTTGCTTTTAACTTCGATCTGCTTCTTGTATGCTGCTGCTCTGGTGAGAGCGATCGCATTTTTGGAAAGCGTTTCAAAGTCAAGATCATCAAGCTGTTCCTCCGGAAGCTTATTAATAGCTCCGAGGATCTGATTACTCAGCAAACGAAGGAGACCGTCTGTTATATCCAGATTCGGATATTTTTCGGTTTCCTCCATGATCGCACGGAAATTTTCTTGTGCAAGTCTCAGCGATCTGAGTGTTTCCTCAAGCCTTGAAGCATATCGCTGAACAGAACTGATTGAGATACTTACTCCGTTTTTTCTGATATAGTCAACAATTTCATGATACGGAAAGTTTGCTTTTATCATTTCATCAACGGCATCTTTAAGATCACCGGGAAGTCCGTCAATGATAGAGTGCTTTCTGTTTCTCTTCTTCACAGAGGCTACACCTCCACACATTCGTCCTGAATTACTCCGGCGATAAGCTGCTTTCCTTTTTGAGTAAGTTTTGCTTCGAGTTTCTCAAAACGAGTATCAGCAAGCGAAGTGGGCTTTTTAGTATCAACGTGTCTGAGATGTATGTACCCTGCTTCATATAAATAATCGGCGCTTACTTCAAAATCTGCTTTTTCAATGTAGGTAGCGTAACTCAGCTCCTGAAGCTTATTGAATTTAACGCCGAGCATATTGATAGCTCTAAGAACCGCTCCGTTATTCTCAACGAAATTTCCGGCAGCAATTCTTTTATTAAGAGTTTCCTTATCCATTTCCTATCTCTCCTTTCACCTCAAGCAGAATATCCATTATTCTGTCAAGTTTTCTCCTGTTTTCAGACTGTTCACGAAAAAAGTCCTCTTTCGTTATATAGTCTTCTTTGATTTTTACTATGTCACGCTTACAGCCGTCCAGTTCGTCTATTGTTCTTTTCAGAAAGAACGATATAATTCCCAATCCGACTGTCAGTATAAATTCGATGATGTAATTTATATCCATACGCTCCCCCCCGAAAACAAAAATGGTATAGCCGATTTATTCTAAATCAACTATACCATATTAATAGTGTAACGTACATACAAACATTTTACAGAAATTCACTTTGTTATAAAGCGTCAAAACTCATCTGACCTTCCAGCGGAGCTTCTTTCAGTTCCTTGCGTTTTGGAGCTACAATATCTCTGACAGTCATTTCGGAAAGGTCGTATTCTATTGCTAATTCTCTGTAATTTCCACCGTCAAATTTTTCATTCAACTCTATATCTCTTGCATCTTTCATGACAGAATCAGCTTTCTGAACATAAAGAGGAGTTCCACCGTAATATTTAATCAGTCTCTTATATGCTTCTATGCCAAGAACCTCTGCAAGTTCTTTTTGATTTTCACGAAGCTGATCTATGCTTGTAAGCTTATTAATATCCACTACCCGTCACCAGCTTTCTTGGCAGCTCTGCGTTCTGCGCTGCGGACGTAGCGTTTCAACTGCTCGATCAACTTCATCCCATCCTGAAAATGTACCCATTTCAACGGCTCATTGTCAGGAGCTGTAACGCCTAAAACTTTACGCACCGCTCCCGCAAGTCGAAAATTAGCTGGAACGGAAGGAATTTTTTCATCAAGTTCTTCCAGCCTGTGCGCTAAAAATTTAGCATAGTTTTTCATTGGAACGGTCATCATATCCGGCTCAGATTCTTCCTCGTGCTTTTTCTTCAAAGGCTTATCGTGATTTTTCAACTGCATCCGTTTCATAAGCTCCGCCTGAACTGTCCTTGCTTCCGACGGTGTAAGCTCGCTGACGTGTTCTTTTCCGGTCAGACCGTAGACGAGCTGGTGAAACAGATCGTCCTTGTTATTGCGCTCCACAAGTCCCAGACCGTTAGCCAGAGCGTAAAGCCTTTTTATCATTGTTGCCATGATCTCACTCCTTTCGCAGACGATAGTTTTTCTTTCGGTCTTTTGAAATAATATGCCTGTTGCCCCTTGTCATCTTTACAATACGTCCGCCGAGAGCTTCATCAATATCAATAAGATCATCCATGTTAAGCTCGGAAGAAATAACGGTTGTAAGACTGTTTCTTGCACGGTAATCAATAAGTTCAAACGCAAGCTTTACATCAGCGTCGCTTACGTTTGACTGCTTGAAAAGATCGTCAATATACAGCACGTCGGTTGTTTTAAATCCGCTTATGCACTCTGTGTACTCACGGTCGTTTACCATTGCTTTGAGCATGGTAGAATCCTCTCGCCATACAAAGTACCGAGCTGATTTTCCTTTTTTTATTAAAGCTCCGATAATAGCTGTACAGAGATGAGTTTTTCCGCATCCGCTCTGACCGCCGATGTAGAAAAAACCTTTGTCCTGTTCTGCAAAACGCATCGCTCCTGATTTAATGCTTTTCTGCCATTCCTCCGTGGTCTCAAAGTTACGGAAAGTACAGCAGCGGAGAAGTTCTTCCAGACCGCTGTCCTTTATCCGCCGGAGTGTATCACGGATTTTGAGACACTTGCACTCAACAAGCACCTCGCTGTCATCAACAATTTTCTCGATATATCCCTTGTTTTTGCATATCGGACAATCATATCCGGTCAGGCTTCCGGTCGTGCTGTTGTACGAATCGGCTTTAAGTTGAAGATACTCAGTATATGAAAGAGCCGTATTGATCTTCGGAATTTCCGGTATCATGTTCCTGATCTGTTCCATTCTGATCCTCCTCCCAGTCCCTGCGATTAAGCCATGTCTGCGCTAAAGGTATGTACTTAACGCTGATATGCTTCCAGTCTTTTAATTTTGCCTGACGTTCAAGCTCTTTAAGAACCTGCTTCAGCGATTCTTCTGTAAGTTTCAGCTTTTCAAAAGTCCGCAGAGCTTTCGGTTTCCCTTCCTTTCGGGGATATGCGCTCCAGAAGCGGTCGAAAAGAGGGTTATTCGTCGGAGCTGGCGTTCTCATGATCTTCATCCTCGCTTACACCTGAAAATTTTTCTTGATGTTCCTGAAAAAGCAGCCGTGTTAGTACGCTGATAAAATCCAACGGATCATCTTTCCGACCTGAATATGTATTACATACATACTGCATAGCATAAAACATTGCAAGTATCAGATCGTTTCCGTTTTCATGTTCCACGTCAACTTTCGGAATACAATCAAGCTCTCTGTTATCCTCGTCTCTGAAAACGTCAAGAAGGGCTGTGATAAACGCAATCCGCATATTTTCCTTTTTAGTCATTTTCATTTCCTCCATCATTTTTTGGTTCATACATCAGACATCCGTCATATCGGTCAACACCCTGGATCAGCTTACCGCAGTAAAGATTATCGCCCGATCTGCACGAGTTCCGGCACGTTCCGCAGCAGGGGATAATATCATTCATCATCCTCACCTCCGACAGAGATCTTAGTTTTAATTTCTCTGGAAACGTTGACGGCGGAATTGACCTTTGTGACAACATCGGCAAGTATTTCATCGCTGATTTTTCCATCGTTATTTACCTTGATAAAGGTGCAGATCTGCTCCCACGCCGCAGCCTCGTTTATGAGGTAAGCCGTGTCGGAAGCGTCGGCTTCGGAAAGTTCTGCATAGTTGATGAGGTTTTCCTTATCCTTGTCAAAATTGATTCCCTTTAGCTTTTTTAAGCAGTACCTTTTTAGCCTTGTCATCACAGCTCAGAGAATCGATAATTTCAGCAACGCTGCCCTCGCAGTATTCTCTGTGCCATATTGCTGAAAGAATTCGTTTTGCCGGAGCTTTAAGTGTATATGTGATCTTCTGCTCGACCATAGACGGATAAACGATGCCGAAAATCTTTTGCAGAAGCTCTCCTGCGATTACAGAGACCGTGTCGGACGTTGTTACCGTTGCGGAATTTCCGTTTGTGCCGGAGTAGCCAACGGACTTTATTTTAGTGTCGGTCAGATCGCATTCGGCAATCACCTGAAGCTGAGCCTGAAGCTTGTCGCTCTCTGCTGTCAGAGCCTTTTTCTCCTGCTTGATCTCAACCATGCGGTCAACAATTTCGGATATTTTCATATCACACAGCCTCCTTCATTTCAGCGGAGCAGGATGTGCAGACGCATACATCCTTGTATTTCCGGACATTCTCTACAGCTCCACAGAAACGGCAGCGGTCAACGTGCGGTTTAAGCAGCAGCCCTCCGTCACCTGTGGTTTCCATATCCACCGACATTCCCGGCTGCCAGCCGAGCTGTAAGCGGACGTCTTTCGGGATCGTGATACCCGATTTGCTTGTAAGTCTTTTTGACGTCATATTTTTTCCTCCTATTCAATTTTCAAAATTCTGTGGTCTGCCATCGTCAGCGTTGGGCGACCATTCCCAACGGACAGCGGACGGATTATCCGCTGTTTCGGCTGTTATCCGTATAATTCTTTGGAAATCTTATCATGTTTCATGTTAAGTCGTTCCCATTCCTTTTGATTTTTCGCAAGAGTGATGCGGACTTTCAGTATTTCATCTTCACTGTAGCAGCTTGGATTTTTAGTCATTTCACCGAATTTACGGGTTAATTCTTTTCCTTCGGATATGTTTGAGTCAATTCTGGATTCAATTTCGTTAAGCCTTATTTCGCCGATCATTTCCATCCACGGAAATGCAGCATAAGTCCAATTCGAGGCTCTGATTATGATTTTTATCAATTCCGCCTTGCTGCATTTTTCGAGGGCTTCACGCAGATTCTTTTCTTTCATCGCTGACCTCCTTGAAATGCTTGCAGTTTTCCGAAACGATACGCTTCATGAACTGCGGATAATCTTCCTTTGGTCTGAATTTGCAGACCTGTCTGTGGATGCAGCAGTCACA